TAATATCATTTCCACCAATTTTAGATTCATCCACAGATTTTCTAAGAGCGCCACGCCTCGCTGACGACATAGTTTGCCAAACAGCAAATGAAGTTGGATCTCCTCCAATAAGACTTTTTACAAATCTTTTATCACTATCTCCAAGATTAGAGTATCCTTTAAGCCATTTTTCAAATCCTGGAGATGTTGTTGGCTTTTGTGTTGTAGGTGGAGGGGTCGGTGTCGGTTTAGGTGTTGGTCTTTGTGTAGATGGAGGAGGCAGCGGCTGGTCTGGCGTCACTCCAATAGGTAGTCTTCCTTGTTCTCTGGCAGCAGTTCCTCTATTATTTAATGCTTTGTTAAATGCAGAATTAAGAATGTTCCTGTCTCCAGCACCAAAGTCACCTTTTCTATTGGCCCTACTTCGTGCAAGGTTTCTTAATTCAACGGCCTCTGATGATGTAATAAATTTATTTTTACGGGCAGTATTAATTCTGTCAATATATTTATCAAGATCGGTAGCCATTATGCTTCACCTATTTCTGTTAATTCTATTGACATAGAAGGTCCACTAGTAGAATTACCATGAGTGATTGAGGATATAGTAAATGTCTTTTCTCCGAACAATTCATTATTTTCATTGTACCCGCGAGTTTTATCATAGATTTTAATCTTATCTCCAAGTTCTAATAAAGGATTGGGAAATATTTCCATAGTAAATTTTATTCTCTCACGACTACAATTTCTTGCCACCCACCGCATCATATTATTTGCCTGAGATAAAGATTGCATATATGTGCTATCCAAAGAAAATGTTTGAGGTCCATGAATTGCTAGGTTTCTTTCTCTATCAGTAACGTATCTTCTTTTTTCATCCGTGCTGTTATAATACTCATCCATTTTTACAGCACCAGTACTTAATTCTTCAAGAGCAACACCGACTATATATAAAGGATTATTTGTCTCCGCGCTCAAAAGGGCGGGGCCAGCAGATGTATTTGCTACAACAAGTTTTGCTCCAAATGAACTTGCCGTATATTTTTTCACAAAATAGTTAGATGTAATTTTAGACACATCTATAAGGGCTGAGGCAAATGATGGATAGGTAAACCTTACATCAAATTCTTTTACCTCTCTTACTAAACGAGCAAAGTCATTAAAATAATATTGAACGTCATCTTTTTGTAATAAAAATTGCTGGCTTACAGGAAGAATTCCAGATCTAACTTTTTCATCCACCCTATTATATATTTTAAAGAATCCCTTATCCCCCTTATTCAAGGGCCTCTCCGCCGCAGAAATATATTCGTAGATGGCTTGACTGTCATTTCTTACAAAAATTGCAACATTTCTTACTCCGTCATTATCATCTACTCTAGATATTCTTTCATTTTTAGGTTCTGCAAATTGTGAAATCTTAGTGTTTCCATAATAGATTGTAAATACATTTCCTTCATCTCTTCTTTTATCGACGAGGATTGTGAGTTCGAATACTGGATCGGATGTTCTTTCATTTTTAATAACCTGAACATCAAAATTTGCAACAGTATAGGCTGCAACGGGGGCGGCTTCAATAAGTTTTGGTTCTAGTTTTCCTTCTTTATTAAGAAAAACTTTATAAAATCTTAAATTATTTGAAAATGCTTCATTAGCAACATTACCTTTTCCAGAACCTACGCCTTCTACTTCAAGGTAGTACCCTTCACCGTAACGATTGACATTAAAAGCAATTCCAGCAATTGATGATAAAGTTTCCATAATTTGAGAATTATTCTTACCTTTTTTTCTTGGAGAATATAGTCTCATCCTTGTACTAATAATGCTGGGGTAGAAAGGAAGATCTATTTTTTGAGCGTATATATCTCTTTCTCCATTTAAAAATATATAATCATCAAAATTTCCAGGTACTTCTCCATCCATTTCAGTATTCACAGAATCCAAAAGGGTAGCAGCAGAAGCGGTGGCTCCAGAGTATAAAGTTTCCACATTGGCTACATCAACACTTCTAGAATTTCCCTCTGCTCTCAAAAATCCTAAATATGACTTGGAGGTAAATGAACTTGCAAAACCACTTTTTTGTAGATTTCTATAAGCATTTTTATACCTATTTCTTTCAAGAAAATCAAATCTTGTTTCTGTCTTTAGCCTTCCGCCTACACCAGAATTTTTGGCGGCTCCAAGTCTAATACTATATTTTTCTCCAAGACCAGTATCATTTTCTGTAAATGCATAATGATTAGAGACATTGCTTCCAAGTTTATTTCTTCCGTCACCTATGACTTGATAAACATATTTGTCACCGTTCTGGTTTACAATCTTGAACGACATATCAATAACTAGACCTATTAAACGAATAGAAGATCCTGGTGCAATATTACGAATAGCCTCCTGTAACTCTTCTTCACTAAATAATATTTGATAATAAGTTGGATTAGCGGAGGAGTCTGTATTAGCAATATGATAAAGTTTTCCGTTATATCTAATAAACTCTGAGTCGATCATGACAGTTCCAGAATATTGACTAAAAGTAAGACCTTCATTTGGATCAACATATATAATCATTGATCTTTTCTGGGTTCCGGTCGCTTGATTGTATATGACTCTTACTGCATCATTTTCATTATATGCCTCATAATTACCTGTAAATACATCTTTTATTCTTGTATTAGGCAAGTCTTTTTCCAAGTTTGCCGCACCCATAACACCATCCTGATCTGTTCCAGGCTCCCAGAGTATCCTTGTTCCAAACCCATAATTTGCAAAGGCCAAAGAGCCAGGAAACGTCGTTTCACTAGTAAGCCTATTGAGAACATTTTCTGGAAGTTCGTCCAATCTTGGCTCTTTTCTTGGACCGTATGAATGATATACAACATCTCCATCTGTTAGTGGTCTTACTCTGGATTCTGAATAATTTATTACATTAGATGTGTAGTCAGAGATATAAGAAAATTCATCGACGGGACTACCTGATATTAAATAGTCTTCATCCATCACTATCCAAAAATCTGTTCCATTAATAACGGCAGAAGATTCAGTCTGACCAACTTTTTCTGTTAATCTTTCTTTAGTTAAAACATTTAATCTTCCGACCGCATCATAATACATGGAGCATTGTGTAGCGACTGCAAGTTCCTCTAAAACTTCTAATACAGTTTGCTCTCTTTTAGAGAAAAAGTTTCTAATTCTTACATCTTCTTTGTCGGCACTATTTGAACTTTTCTTAAATTCTAGTCCTGTAATTCCAACATTGTCTAGTAAAAATAAAATACAATTAGACAACCTAGTTCCTAAAGAAGATTGAAACAATAAATCTGGAGCAGATAATTCTCTTAAAAATTTGAATCCATCTTCTATATCTACTGTTGCAGAATAATCCCCTTGAACAGACCAACCATTTGAATACATAACTTTAAGAGGTACTGCCTGATTGCTGCTATTAACTTCAACTAATTGAAAGAAAGAAAATTTAACATCGGGAGAAAGCATTCTCAAAGAAGAAAGTGTACTAGAAAATAGAAACAAGTCTCCTTCATTAGATAGAGATATTTGACCAGTACTTGATACAATTCCACCGACTGGTAAACCAAAGTTCGTTGAATCTGATAGGGATGAAGTAAAATTAAAAGATTCTGTATATGAAGTAATATTTACCTCTAGTCTTGGAGATAATTCTATAAGTTCTAGACTAGCAGAATGTCTAATTGCTCTAAAATCTTCTTCTACTATGGACATTTTTTTTACAGACAGCCTCACACCCTGTATGTATATTAACTCTGTTGGGCTGCCTGCGGTCAACTGAGTTATATCGTCTACTAAATAATCACTTACCAACGTTCCTTGTTCTACCTTTTCCCACGACCCATTGTTGTAATAAATATTAAAAATTCCTGTAGAAAAATCTGCTGAGGATGAATCTGATATGTCGTAAGCAGTCTGCCATTCTCCATCTACTAGAATTTCAATACTAAATTCTTCTGGCACAGAAATATGATTTTGTACTTTTACAAGAATTTTATTACATGGAAATTCTTCTTCATACACTATGAAGGGGCTAGCGCCAAGAATAGATCCTGTTTTAGCGTTAGACACCCCAGGAACACGATCTCCGTTATTATTTTTAAAGTTCTTAGCGGAATTAAAATAATCATACGGAGAGTTTTCTGAGAAGAAATAATATCTTGGATTTAATGTGCTAAGTCTTTCCGCCTTTAAGTTTGCCGCGTCTGAAGCAATAAGCATATCTCCATATTTTTGTGTAAGCACAATTCCTGGATCTGGCCTATTTGGTTTAAATATAGATGATAAAGTAGAGAAATATTCTTGTTCAGGGGATAGTTTGTCCGTTCCGTCCTGATAAATTAAATAATTTTCTCCTGTAGAAATATTGGGGGCGGCAGAATTATATGTTGATGAATGTGGTGCTGGAGTTGTATAAACACCATACTGAGAAATAGTTTGGTATTTATTCATATTCCATTCTGCAATAACAAGATTTTGTGATTGAATCTTGTCTACCGCTTTGAATTCGTCTCTTAAATCTCCATAATCAAGCACTACACTTCCACCAATGCCATAGATATATCCCAAAGATCATGTGTTGGACCACGCTTATTGACAGAATAACTAAATTCATCAAAGAATACGTTGTATGTTTCTAATGAATAAGTAATATTATCTGCCGATCCGCCTTGTTGGTGATCATATACAAGAGTTAAATAAAAACTATCTGGGTGGTTATTATACCATGTAAGCATCTGTGGACCAGAGGCCCACCCTGTTGTGTAATCTGTTCTACTTATTTCTGATATTTCTGATCTCACAGATGGAAGATTATCCCAAGAAACACTAAAAGTTCTTTTGTCTGCAACGTGGTAAGACCTCATTCTACCATTAATCATTCTTTTTTTATATTCTATTCTTTCTAGTCCAACTTGTAAAGGAGATCTGCTATCGTCAGTAAGATAAATATATCCAGAATCGGCGGAGCCTAAATTATATTGACCCGTGTCTGCATCAATGACCGTTGGCTCTGCGTCTGTAAAAATCATGAGGGCAGGGCGGGTCCAAATTTTTTCCAACACAGCCATTATACAGTACTCCTAGAGTGGTTCCTACGATTACTTGCCTTATTAATCATTCTTACAACTTTATTGGCAATGGCTTGAGAATTATTTCCGGCACCATTAATTACTATTTTAACATTGTTGCTACTGTTAAAGTTTTCACTATTTCTCATAGAAGAGATATTGCTACCGCCAATCATTGAATTGCTTGTGGGGATATTATACATTGGCGAGGAAACCATTCCCCCTCCAGCATACATTCCAACCATTCCGCCCATTCCAAACTGTCCAGCATTAATTTGATCTAGCATACCTTTACCATACTTGTCAACAGCGTTGGCTCTAATAACATATTCTCCATTAGACAGTCTTGCGGGAATGGAATCTGATCTTGGTCCTCCTGGTCCAGATACAAATCCACCCATTGCGTAGTTAAATGTTCCATCAGGTTTTATCCCTAAAGATGATATAGTGCTGGCAACTTCTCCAGGGGAGACTCTTCTACTTTGAGTAATTTGGAAGTGCATAGGATCAGAATTTCCCATTTCATCATTAATAAAACCGCCAAGACTTCTTGGACCAAACCATTGTAAAACTTTATATTTGTTCATTAAATCATTAACAGCCCTGTAAGGTACGGCGCTTGGTGATGACCAGTTGGCTAACGGTGATTTCTGACCTTTCCACCAGTTTAATACTGCACTTTTTCTGTCGTAGGGAACCCAGTCCCATCCAAAATAAACCCCTTCTTCATTTGCATTGATATCTATAGCAGTTCCTGAAGGATGGTTAGAAAATGTTCCACTTCTTCCCTCAAGGCCGCCTATATAATCTATCGGACGGATTAATCTATTATAGTCACTAGCAAAAGCAAGAAAAAGTGGGAGAACATCCTTATTCATAGTGATTTTTTTATTTGTTCCAGGAATAGTTCCGGTAGCAGTTTGAAAACCAGAATAAGGCCATCCGTTTGGACCTCCTTGGTTTGGATGCCTTGTTAAAGAAGTGCTGGTTGATGGAACTTCTGTCGGAGTTGTACCAGGCCACCCCATTCCGGTAGTTTCGGATGATGGGGTTTCATTTAATGCAGGTAGTTGTCTGCCGTAAACAAACTTTGGAGTCGCCTTTCCAACAAAACCTCCTTCAGCCATTCTTTCTGGAATTTTTATTTCAAGGTTGTTCTCATCTGAAAAACGATCTATTAGAGCCTTTGCTAAAAGAGGATTGACGGCGGATTGGATTCCGAATGCTGATTGAGCAATATTAAACATCAATTGACTATAAAAAATTTGATCATCTGTTAAATCAGGAAGTCCTTTTTGCGCCCTTCTCATATTTATATAGGGCAAAACTCTACTATTATAAAGATAATTAAACGTAGATTCAGATGCATCTGTCGCTATTCTAAGAAGACCTTTTGTTTTTTGTGCTGTAGATAAACCACTACCCCAATAGAACGGACTATTTTTATTAAATGCATTTTTTGTTGAATTATATAAAAAGGTTCCCTTAAATAATGGACTATTTCCATAGGGGGAGTTTTTACTAAACCCACTAAAATATGGAACTACATTGTGAGATCCAGGGGACATGTTTATGTCTGAAAATAATTCAGACATTACTTGTAATCTATTTGATTCTGCGGCAGATTCTACAGAACCCGCCATTCTTTCATCAATTGATCCTTGATATCTCCGTGCTCCTCGACTAAAAGCGTTAGTAAAATCTATAGCGTGACCACCCTCATGAGCACTAACACCTAAAAGTTCAAGAATTCCTACATCACTAGAATTAACCTGGATTCCTGTAATAGGGTTATCAAACCCTCCACCAAGATCGTGACCATTAAAAATTGAATTTACTACATTGTCCCAAGATTGTTTTGTTACTGTTGTTCCAGCAGGAGCATTTCCATAAAATTGTGAAAGCATTGAATCTATAGAAGGATCTGTTCCAAAAACATATCCTTCACTTGGAACAACATTACTCATATTTATTAAATTAGATCGTTTACCCCAGAAGATATCTCTTTGAATACCTTGAGAATTTGGATTGTTATAAACATAATTCGCTAAATATTTTCTATAAGCAGCCTTAACTTCTGGAGAAGCGTCAATGCCTACATAAAATGGTTCTATTCCAGGAGGTAATTCTTTATCTGGAAGACTATTTAAATGGTCTAAAACCATACGTTCTGTATTTACACCATCATAACCTATAGGGTCATTCCTGCGAAGAGAAGATCTTCCAGCCCTTGCAGCCGCACTTGCGGATCTTGCAGAGGCATATGCATTTGATAGGGAGGATTTAAATCCAAGACCTCCTGCACGAGATAGTGAGCCAGCCCTAATTCCTGCTCTAACCCCTGCGGCGACTCCTCTAATTCCGGCAAATCCAGGAATTGGTAAAAATGTTGAAGCGCCAAAAATAGCACCTATTCTTTTTTCATCGTCAGAGATTCTTGCATATTCTTCTGGAGTCATTCCTCTAATAAATGAACCAAATCTGTTTGCAACCTGTTCATTTTCGTCATTGAACATAGACCAAATAAAGTCACCTATATCATTTTTAATTCCTAAAAGAGAATCTATAACAAAACTTCCTGGATTATTAGCATACTCAGCAATTGGATTTACTTGAGAATTTATATCTATTCCCATTGAAGGTGTTAAATATTGCGGAAGAATTAAAGAGTTTGGAACTCCCATGTAAGGGGTGTTATTTGTTTTTTGAACAGGCTTAGAAACTCCACGATATGGACTACGCATAACTTGACCAGCATATCCACCAACCATGTTTGCAACATTATTTGAGATACCTCTGTTTTGTGCGTTATATTCTGCACGGTCAGCAGAGACATATCCACCATAAGCAAATTTACCCTCATTAATAGAGTCCATCATGCCCTTGCCATATTTACTGACAGAGGATGCTCTTACGACATACTCACCATTTGAAAGTCTGGCGGGAATGGAGTCAGAAGTTTGTGTTCCTGGTCCTTTAATAAATCCACCACTTTTTGCTCCTGGTTGTAACACATATTCTTTCTTTTTATCATCCCAATAATATAAACCTCCATCTGGTCCAATCATAGTGGGTCCAATATAATTATATTTCCAAGGTGATGTTCGTGGACTAGTCTGACTACTCGTATCTGGAGTTCTTGGGAAATTAGATTCACTAGCAGAAGATCCAGATCCACTAGGGAATGGAAGACCAGTTCCTGAAACAATAATTCCTTGAAGCCAATCTAATATAGAATCTGCTGTTGGAGCCGCCTGATCTGGAACTCCGAACAAACTCATATAACTTCCTATAACATCAGATGCAGCGAGGCGAGAAGCCTCTGTAAAACCAAGCCCCTTCGCTTGATAGTCCATTCTCTTTTTTGACCATTCTATTTTAATGAGGTAAGACATTTCTTGGACGTATCTTTTAGCATATTCTTTTCCTAAAATTTTAGTAACTTCTTGTTGTGATAGAACTTGTTTATCTGCGGCAGAATCTCTTGCTGCTTTTAATCTGGTCAATATGTCTTGTTCTGTGCTTCTGTTTTTTTCTAATTCTTGTCTTTCCGCTTTTTTCTGTCTTTTAAATGCTCTAAATTGTTTATCATGATTTTTTTGATTCTGCTCCATTTGCTCTCTTTCGGCTTCAATTTGAGCATTAATCAAATCTATACGATCTTGAGCATTTTTTTCATATTCTTCTTGTCTCTTTCTTTCTTCATCTATTGTGTCATCAATACTCTTAATTTCTCTATCTCTTGCCTCTTCAACACCTTTAATTTGTTCGTCGTATGCAAATTGTTGAGCGTCCTGAGACATTTGTTCACGTTCTTGCAAGAAACCAAACACGTCTCCAGAGGCAAGTTTTTGAAGAGCAGAAAATGCCGTTTTTCTTTGATTTGCATAGAAGTCATCGGCACGTTGGCGTTTTTGAATAGAATCTATATATGCGTCAGTAGATTCATCTATTCTTTCTTTTTCTTCTTGAAGTGCTTCTACTGTTGCATCAAATTCTTCTCTTCTTGCCTCTGCCCTTTCTTGAATAAGATCAATTTCTTGTTCCATTCCATCGATTGATCTTTGTAATTCACGATTCTTTACGTTGACCCCTTTTTGTCCTTTACGATCAAATTTTTCAATTTTTGCATCGATTCTATCAAGTTTGTTAGTATAGCCATCTATTAAATCTTGAGACTCTTCTATCTCCATATCAAATTGATCTAAAGTTACATCTTTTAAAGCGTCGCTGGCTTTACGGGCGGCAGCGGCTAGTTCATCCATTTTTACTCTAGTATTTAGAAGAGATTCTGCTAAATATCTGTCAAGGACAATCGATCCATCTTCTGCCACTTTAAATAAGTTTTGAAATTCTGATCCTAGGCCAGCGACCGCCATTTGTGCTAATAGGGCAATATCTTCTTGATCTGTAAGAAGTCCTGCAAACATTTTAAATTCTGGAACAAGTTCTCCAATAAATTCCCCTAATTGATCATATGGTTGCCATCCTTCAGGAATTTCTCCAGTAATATCTATAGTTTCTTGAATTCCATCTTGTAATTCTTGTAATTTATTTATTACATCTTCTGGTGCTTCTTTATAAAGAGGGGCTAGGCTCTTCATGATACTAAGATAAGTATCTCCAGAAACGGCGTTAATTTCTATTAAATCATTCCTAAGTTGATCAAGCATTCTAACCTGATCTCTAAACGCTTCTTGCTGATCTGTTAGAGCAAAATCCAGGGCATCTGGCATAAATGCACCAAACGCTTTTCCGACGAAACCGGCACCTGTAAACAGTCCCGCCAATGGAGAAAAAGCGTAAACAGCACTTTCAAGACTGAAAAGTTCCTTTTGAACTAATTTATTTTGAGTTTTTATGCTTTGTTTTAATCCTGCTTTTAGCCCAGCATTTTTATCTGGATCATATGCGGATACAATTGAGTCAATAACTTCTTCTGTACTTTTTTCTGTAAAGGCTCTTTGCTCCATTCCTAATTCAAATGCTGCTGCACCAGTTGCCCCCGCCTCTGCTGCAATTGCTTCTATAGCAGCCTTCGCTTTTTCTGATGAAAGACCGGCAGCAAGCATATTATTAAAAGCAAGACCAAGTTGTCTAGCACCGGATTCGGCGGAAGAGTATTTAATTCTTTCAATAAGGGGCTGATAGTCTTCTGCTACGGCCTTTCTTAGATTTTCGTCAATTGAACCAAGATCTTCAGATATATTTTCTAGGTTTATGCTTTCAATAGCCTTTGCGCCACTAGTAATTTCTTCAGCAAAGTATTCTGCGGTTTTAGTGGGATCTCTAAATGCGGCAACGGCTCTTTCCCTAGCCTGCTCCGCTGCCTTTTGATACATCATAAAGCCACCGATGCCTGCTGCTAGTGCTGCTGCAATTGCGATACCCCAGGGACCGCCAAGCATAGACAGACCGCCACCCAGTTTAGTTAAACCGCCCCCTCCACGCATACCTGCGGCATTCATAGCACGCCCTCTTACAGTTGCCTTTTTACCAAGAGTTCCCATACCCATAAAATTGCCTACGACTTTTTTACCACTAAACATTTGCATCATGGCGGCAGCGCCCATAACAGCGCCAGAAAGAATGCCAAGTTTCATTGCTAAGTCATTTGATGCACCGCCTGCCATACTCATACTTCCTACAAGCATAGAAGAGGCAAAGGCAATATTCATTAACCCCATGCCCTTCATCATTTGAGGTTGACTTTGAGCCGCTTGACGACTTTCTGAAATTGTTGCGGCGGGGCCACGAGCATTTATAGGATAAGACCTTCCTGCCTGAGAGGAAATTTGTTTCATTGTTTTATCAAATTGTTCTACTGTAAGCATTCTTCCAGAAGATGGGAAAATTCTTTGTTTTTGTGCCTCTCTTTCCATAGCGGCACTAAATGGATTAACTTTAAGAGGAGTAACTGAACCATCTTTATTAATTACTGCTCCATTGTCTGCAAACATTTTTGGAGCAACCGCAACTTCACCAGCCATCATTCCCATTGGACCACGAGGAGTAATTACAACTGGTCTTGGTCCTGGACCAGATGGTCGGCGCAGAGGGCTTGCTATTGGTCCCCCTGGAGTTGTTACTGTTCTTTGATTTGCAAGTGTTTCGGGTATATTAAATAAGGGAAGCCTTCCTCTAACTAAAGTATTATTTGCTGCCGCTAACTTTTCTTCTAAAATTGCTCTCAAAATTGGGGCCTCTATATTGGAAACTTTATTGCTCAAAATGCCCCTCACGCTTCCAGGTGCTAAAACCTCATCAAGGACCCTTTTCATATATCTAATATCTTCAGGATTTCTAGGGTGTCGAAAATTATTATTGTCTATAGTATATTTAGGAACTGACCCAATATTTCCTTTAAGGTCTATAGAACTATTTAAATTTATTGGGTTTCCAAAAATTCTTATAAAATCGTCGGTAATTCCAAATTTATTTATTATTGCTGATACAATTTTTTCCCTATTTCGTGCCGCCTTCGATCCAAACATACTATCATAAGCATTATTTTCTACCTGTGGAGTTATCATTAAATTAGGCTGACTCCATACCTTTTGACCACTCGGCAATCGATCTGATGCAAGGTGAGCAAGTGCTGTGTTAGCAGCCTGGGATCTTTGCCTATCAGTTAGATTAGGAATTTCCCCTCTTGCTATGAGTTCATCTAATAAAAGGTTGGTTCTCATTCTAATATCTTGTTGTACTGGATGTTCTGGCGATCCGCCTCGCCGCCGCCACAAATCCCTTGCAAGGGCCTCTGGCCTACTTGTTCTCCATGAACTTCCTCTTCGCTCTGAATAATAAGTTTCATCAAGACCTTCAACGAATCCTGGTAAGTCACCTTTATTCATTCTTGTGAGAACAGGGGCATATTTTCTTGCCGCTTCTTTTCTTATGACAAATTCTCCTGGCTCAAGGAGGGCGGGTATCTTATCTCCTCCACCGTAACCACCAGGAACTCTTTCTGGACTAGTAGACCCCCTCTGCCTTCTTACAACTGCGGGGGTAAATTTTCCTGCGGCACCAAGCGCCCCTGGTGTAAATAAAGCAGGGTTTGTTTTCATTAAATGGGCTAGGCTTCCTGCATATGTTGCCATTACAGTATTTAATCTCTTAAGAGCAGTTTCTTGGCTAACAAAAGATGTTGTTAAATTGTCAACGCCGCTTCTTGCTGCAATAACATCAGCGGTGAGAAGTTCAAATTTTTCAAACCTTAATCCAGCAACAGTTGCTCCCATTCGGACAATCATCATTCCAAACTTAATACCATTGGCTATCAAGTTTCCAAACAAACCAACAAGCATAACTATTGGGCCAGCCATCGCTGTCAAGGCAATAACATATTTGCTAAAGTTTTTAATTGGACCTGGAAGTCCTTGGAAAAATTCCATAACGCTTTTAATTCCACTACCAATTCCTGAAAGTACTGGAATCAGAGTCTCTGTGAGCATATTACCTAGAGGAATTAAAGAGTTTTTAAGGTTTTCAATGGTTCTTTGGAATCTCATAGCAGAAGATTCTTGTAGTTCTCTTAACTCTTTGTTAGCAATTCCGGCAAGTTCTGTTGTACTGGCCCCAGCCAATTCCATCACAGAAAGGGTCTGTGAACCTTGTCTTCTTAAGTTAGCAAAAAGTGCAGACATACGAGCAAACTGATATTTACCAAAAACTTTTTCAAGTACCTGTGCTCTAGCAAAATCATCAAGTCCTTGCAGCGCATCTTGAAGGCCAAAAATCATAGGAAGAAGTTGACCTCTACTACTTTGAATAATATCTTCTAGGGATACACCAAAACTTGCAGCAACATCTCTTGCTCTTTTTGTTGGATTGATTAATCTACCAAGACCAGATTTAAGAGCGTTTGCGGCCTCGCCTGCTGATACACCGCCTTCTCGCATAGCCACAAGAAGCAAAGACATATCTTTAATGTCTCCACCAAGTGATTGAATAACAGGTCCAACCCTTGGAATGGCACCAGCAAGATCCTGAAGAGTCGTTGATGTTTGGTTTTCAACGGCATTAAGAAAGTCGATAGATTCTGTTAATTCATCTGTGCTTAATTTAAATGCATTTTGAATTGACAAGGTTGCACGCATTGCTTCTTGTCTTTCAACTTCACCTAAAACCGAAAGCCTTGTTGTTTGCTTGACGGAGGCAATTAAATCTTCACCTTCTTTACCAGTCTGAGCAATGTCTGCTGCTAGTGCTGCCGTTTCTTTTGCGGCGATGCCATAGGCAGAACTAATTTCATATGCTAGTTCTTTAACCTGTTCTCTCATTTTTGCAGTAGAGTTTTCTACTGTGTCAACAAGGTCTGCTCCATAAACTTTTGAGAATCTTGTTAATTCTTTATCAATTTCGCGGAATTGTTTTGACACAAGAGCCGTGAACATTACGAGCGGCAGAGTGAAGCCCACCATCAACTGGCGACCAGTCCATTGTGTGTTTTTACCAAAGTTTAGAAGTCTTTCACTTCCGCCGCGCACTAATTCATTGAAGATAGAAAACTTCTGAGAAGCCATTGCTGCCGCTGTACCCATGGCACCAACAGATGTTGGAGTTAGAACAGCAGCCCTACCAGTTCCTCCAGCACCAGCGCCCATGGGAACCATCATGGATTGTTGCATTCTAACTTGCTGTGCAGCAAGTTGCTTCATCATGCTATTCTGTTTTGTATAACCAGCAATAGCCTCGCGGAAATATTGACGCATAGTAAGGCGTTGTTTTGACAAAGCCTTACCAAAGTTATCAACGGCGGTGCCGCTGCGGACCATTTGTGTTGTAAAACCACCAATTTGTCCAACATTGGCTAAAAATGTAGATGCCAGGGCAGCCTGAGCACGAACGGCGCTTTTATCAAGTGTGTTGAATGCAGCAGTAAGACCACCTACTTGACCTGTCAAAGCCTTAAGTTGGGCCTGGGCGGGGGACAGATTAGCATTATAAGTTAATACTGAATTAATACTAGCCAATAGAAGAACCCTCCGCTACAGCATAATTAGTCCCCATGTCTGGAGTTATACCTTGTGCTATGGCACCTGCCAGATTTTGATCACCAGTTAACCTTGCGGCAGCGCGTGCTTGAATTTCTTCTAGTGTAGACACTCTATTATCCATGGCTTCATCAATCTCTTCGTCAATGTTTACCCCCTGAAGAGCAGCCATGAATTTTTGCCTCCTTCTTTCAGATTCATACATAGCCTTTAATGTGGCTACGAGTTCTGGCATAGATAGCGACGACTCTAGTTCGTCATAGTCTTTCCAATGTCCTAGAAGAAAGACTTCTCCTAGCATTTCTGCTAGGTCTAACTCCTCCCAGCGAGTTCCTGAGCCGTCGCCACTAGGTTTGGGTCATTCAGCCTAATGTCGGCAGCAACTTCAAGAATCTTGTACATGGTCTGAAGATCTACCGCTTCTTCTAACTTGTCTCTATCCTCTGATAGTTCTGGAGCAAATTGGCGGAAAGCAATCGATGTGCAGGTAATGAGTACATCAAGGAACTCATCCTCACTCTTTACTTCCGCTGCCTTCCCCCACTCCTTCATAACATTTCTAAGGTTTTTTAGATTTAGAGGCTTAACGATAATATTTGTTCCGTCAAGAAGTTCTAGATCTATAGTTTCATATACAGTAGTAGCCATTTTATTCCTTTCTGTTAATCAGTATTATACATTAAAAACGATAAAGACGCAGCATAAAATGCTGCGCCTTTATCATAAATTCTATTTAGTTATTAGTACAGACGGTCAACAATCTTTCCGTAAGCAGCATTGCCATCTGGAGCCTCGTTAGCCTCTGAGGGCATAACGCGGAAGTTGACAGGGAACACGGTAGCATCATCACGACGAACGCCAACACCAACCGCATCCATAGAAACTGCTCTGTAAAGAATGTAAACTCTTTCAGCCTTTCCGCCACCGGACTCTGCAACTGAAGTAGGAGCAGCACCGACGAAGCAGACTGAACGCTCTACAGGAGCGTAACCAAGAGCGCCACCATTCATGTGCAGAACATTCTGAACATTTCCTGCAACTGAAGCGGAAACTGTAACGCTTTCATTTGCTGTTGGAGATGAGGTGGTGCCATCAGCAGCCGCGATCTGGTTGTATGAAGCACCTGAAGATGCGGTCTGGTAGTCACCAGTAGCACCTGTCTGACCACCGATAGCAACATAAAGATTCTCTAGGGTTGCTTCGGTAAGGCTGGTAGCGACGGTTACTGACTGAGAAGTCTTGAAAAGTCTTGCTACGTCAAGAAGTTGGTCAACCATAACCTCGTTGTACGTTGGCTCAATGTTCAGCGTGACGCCTTCCATGGTGTAACCCATGTGATACCAGGATGCACTTGGACCTGTAACGACCTTAGTGGGATCTTGTGCTGTATCGGTAGCAGCGGTAACATTAACCTTGCTGTTTTCAGCCCCTGAAGGACCAACGAAAACAGTTGCTGCGCCGACAATAATATTCTTTGGATTAAAGTCTCTTGCCATTTATTTTTCACCTCCTTGGGTGTGGAATACATAACGCTTCCTCATAAATTATATTAACATGGAGGAGGTTATTTTGTGTACTCATAAACTAGTTTAACACAGGTAATATATTTAGGGGCAAAACTTTCAATTCTTTTTTCATCAGCAATGAAGTTGTCCTGCTCCGCCGTAATATATTTAAATCTTACATTTGATGATGAATTTGCCGCTAGAAGATAGTTATTAACATTAGTAGCACTTTCATCGAACTTTTCTAACAAATCTATTATTAAATTCTTTACATACATAATATTGGGAACATCTCCAACAATAACATAACTGGCTTCTTCTCTTTGAATGGGCCAAAACGTTCCAGTTTTTTCTATAAACATATAATCATAAAGAACATATGGAAGGTTTGCAGAATCTGGTGCAAGGTTTTCACTTACTGGATAAAATGGTTTGTAATTATAGTTATTTGGATTCCATACAGCACTTGCCGCCAAAATTCCAGGATTTGTTACAGAACCACTTACAATGTCCCATACATAGTTATTAATATGAACAATTGCTAAATCTTTTGGATCAGAGAGGTCTGTTATGGGATTATACATGCCTAATACCTGCCAAGTTTGCTATTTGATCTGCGTCCATTTTTGCCCTTTTCATAGCATCTGCGGTCATACCGGAATTAATTCTTGGAATAACGAGCCGCCTCTTTGAGATCATAGCCGCTTCAATCATTTGATAATACCTAAACTTTTGTAGAATTTTAGCAGCCTGAACTGCCATAAATCTATTAAATTCTTTAGTAAAGTTACCCGCCACGGGTCCACCAGGCTCTTTTACAACAGACTGTTTTGTAGTTACGAATCTACCATCTTCTAGTTTAAACTTAAGATATTGTTGACGTTTTGGACGTATTGTAATAGAGTTACCAGTCTCCATTACCTCTGCTTTATTTGGAAACTCATATCCAAATTTGTTAGGAACTCTTGCAGGAGTGAATGAATAATTTATTGTAGCCCCCGCAGGAACGTCTAACACCACTCCTTTAAAAAGTCGTGCATTCTTATCACCTGTTCTTCCAAACTCATAAATGTGATGAAATTCTTTATGCATCGATCTGGCTTTTGAGTCCATGTATTGTTCAAAGTAATTTTTGACAAAGTAAGCGGCACCGCGAGAAATTTTTCTCTTATTATCTGGTGATTGATAAAGTTCTCTCAATACGGTAGAATCATACATAGACATAGCCATGACTTTCTCTGGAAATTTTCCTGTATTAAATGCTTTTAGTTTAGCCATTATGATACCACCAATTTCTGTACTTCAGATCTCATTAGAACGGTTTCATACTCAAGCAGGCTGCCGTTAAAATTTAAAATCGGAGTGCTTCCTCTAGGTTCAAAAATTGTAGATCCGTCTGATGATAAACCACCTTCAGTAGCGGGATCAAGGTTCTCTAGGTATATAATTTGATCATCATTACGAATTGAGGCTACTCTTCTATCTGAAGGAATTGCTTCGGATGTTCTCATTTTAACTAAGTCATTCATAATATTTACATAGTTATTGATGTCAAAGGCAGTTGAGTTTTCACCCACACCTTTACGCAAAATACCTCTTGCACGACAGTCAACAGTTTTTTCAAAAACCCAGGATTTTTGTGCAGCACCAGTATCGTCTTGTGTGATAGAAGCGACATAAATATCTGCTTTCATTGTATATGCAAGAGAGGCAATACATTGAGCCATTTATATCACCATGAAACGAGGCTGACGATACTCCGCCAAAAGTGAATCTACAATGAGGTTTCCTGTTCCTGTGGCGAAGTCTGCGGCGTATTTAATATCATATGAGTCGTTGGACAACTCAACTATATTTTTATTTCTAATATTGGAGTCATTACATAAGTAATCTTCTACCAACAACGCCGCCGCTTCTTCTACGGCAGAGGGAACGTATTCATATCCAAATACCCCATCTACCTCATAAAGATGATCTTTCTTAAAAATTCCATCATAATGAAATACAGAGAATTTAGGAAACTCTAAAGATTCTTTATTTTTTTCGGTGGAGTTAACAATCTTTATTCTGTTATTAGATACGGACACTTCTATAGGGTAGTCAAACTGGTATTCGCTAGATCCATTTTCATACACTAAAAGATCGTCTTCATATATTTTATTGACCGACAAAATTTCTTCATTCATAAACAACACATCTGTGTTATTTCCATATGCATCCAGGCTTTTCTTTTTCTTGTAAAATGCAAAACCTACAAATGAGTCAATAATCATTCTTGCACGACGCTCTAACTTTTGTAAAGTAGCATCTGTTGTAGAGTTTTGTATGGTGGCAATATCTCTAATTCTTGATGCAGTCGCATATGGGCGGCGCATTGAATATCTGTTAATTTCAGAATATGCACCAGATGCTGTTGTAGTGACAAATTCCACTTTAATGTTTCTATCATATTGAGTAGAATCAGAGTTTAAAGTAATGTTATATTGAATATATGAAGCGGTGGTAACAGAGGCAGACCCTGTTCCTCCCTGAATAAAATCATTACTGTCAAGATCGTATACTTCAAATACCAAGCCAGTAGCATATGCACTAGCGGTATAATTTAAAGTTAAAGTTGAATCATCTTGTCTTAATAATTCAATCATTGGCGCACCACCAAATTCATAATAACTCTATTTTACTACACATTAGAATATGGAAAAGGAGCCGCCGAAGCGACTCCTTAACCACTATTAAATTGTAAATTAGCCAGTTACTGCATTTGCCTTAGCCATTGCGGAAAGTTCCTCAATGTTAATGCCCATGCGAACGTAAACTGTGTATTCAACAGTATCCTTCTTTGGCTTGAACTCACGGTGGACCGTGACATCACGCTGGAAGCCCCAAATACGGTTCTGTGGGAAGGTCATGTCGATGAAGTGGTCTGGGTACAATGGAACCTCAAGTACGGGGATACCGTAGATTTCGGCAATTGCACCAGCAGGACCGCCTAGACGGGGACGAGACCCACGCAGAACTTCAGCAGCGATTGATTCAGGAACACCACCGCTACCAATTGCGCGTAGATCGGTAAGTAGGGTCTGTACGTTCTTGCTTGAAGCATAGAACTTCAAGTCTGCACGACGGGCCTTGTACTTACGACCAATGGCATTGTAAAGAGCCTCAAAGAAGGCTATTGCTGAACCAGACTTGAGTGAACCTGAAGTGGTTGCGGCTGTAAAGTACTGTGATGCTGTGGTGAGGGTTGCGGCAGCCCCAAAGTGTGTGGAGCCAGCGGAACCGTCAGCCAGGGCAACGAACCCATCAATTGTGTATGGGTAGGTTGTGCCAGCATAGGAAGCAGTACCCTGAGCAGCGAGACCATTGATTGCGATATCCTCAAGGTCGTTACCAAACTGATTTGCCATCAGTCTAACAACGTGATCCTCTAGGGCAGCGCCTTCAATGTTATCCTCAAGTGCCTCAGTTGAGAGTTCGTAGTCCAGACGGAACTTGGTAGTGACAACTTCAACCTTGGTGAACTGAGCACCACGGTTGGCGTAGGAAACTTCTCCTGCACCCGCGTCAAAAATATTTTGACTTGCCTGTCCAGCCTTACGGATCAAACGAGTACCAACCTGAATCTTATCGAATTCAGCGGTGTTGGCTCGCATAACCTGTCTACGACCATCATTACCTAGAACCATCTGATCAAAGATGTAGTCTAGGAACTGACGAGATTGTTCTGGTAGTAGCGAACCGCCAGCCTGGGATGTGGGGTTTGTGGTGAGATTCTCCATATTGGTATTAGCAACATCGGAAATAATTGCACCAGTACCTACGTCCACGCCAGCAGCAGCCTTATTAATTGCGTCACTCATGCTTTGTCTTACACCTCTCTTTCATATTTAATTTATGATTTCTGCGGAACTGAGGAAGCGTCCGCCCCATAGTGACTTCTTCACTACGGGTTGCTCTGGGATACTATTTTCTAGTTCACCAGACTTCTTCATTGCTGTATCTTCCTCTACTGACTCCACGCGATTTGCGATTTCGACGGTAGCGGTATTAAGATCAGCCAAACCTTTGGTAACTTCTTCATACTTGCTCTGCAATTGACCAACTTTCTCATCAATAGCCTTGGCAAGTTCTACTACTGCACTAGAAACTCTTTGAAGAGATTCTGTGCTTGCTTCGGATGACTTTGTGATAGCCTCTTCAACGAAAGACTTAACATCGCCTAGGGCCTTTTCCATGTCAAAAACATCTGAGGAAGTGTCTTCGGCTTCTTCGGCCTCAACAGAATCGGCCTTGGCTACTGCCAGGGCCTCATTAACAACATCCTCAATGGTTTCTTCAACTTCAAATTCGACTTCTTCTACAGAAGCCTCTTCAGCCTGGGCGGTGTCAAGTTCTTCATGGCTTGTTTCATTATCAGCCACTTCAACACCTCCTTCGTTTTTAAAAATCGTCATTTCAGATTCCTCTTTCTGATCCGACTTAATCGTTGACAATGGATGACCCTTTGGCAACAAATCTGTGTCATATGGCATCTTCTTAAACTTTCCATGTTCAACAGCATGTAAGAATCCACTTACTCTTGCCATTGCCCAATCTTGTGAAGAAGATTTATTTGATTTAGTTATTTTGTTAGATTTATGAGAAACTTCTAGGCCACGTTCAAAAACTTTACGCAGCATTTCAAAATCTACTTTCTTATTATCAACATTACCATATTTTTCATTATTCTTAGAGACAAGGGAGTTTATTTGCTTTTCAACTGATTCCGCCAATTTTTTCTCAACCTTGTTTACTTTAAGTTTAGTAAGTTCTTCTAGGCTCTTATATACAAAAGTATATGTAGAAATAAACTTATTTCCAAATTCCTTATACAGCCTTACCTCTGCAATGTTTTCAGAAATCTCTTCTACTCTGCCTTTATTAATTTTGTTTTCATCACGGTATGCAACAAATGATCCTACCTCAATGTCTCCGCCGTCAGCCTTGTATGACCTTTTTTTCTTACCATACTTCTTTTCTGGTGTCATCACCATCTGGCTTACAGATGCAGAAACTGCACCAGGCATACCTTGTTGTGCCTGACGATCTGGAGTGTTCTCACTTGTAATAGTTTCTTTTTCTACATCCTCTGACTTGGCAAGAGATGAAATTCTTCTTAGAGTGCTCATTTTGTGACCTACTCTTGTATCTGTAGCCGCCCAGCCATCTGCGCCTTTGCGCCATACTCTGATAAGAACGGCAGGATCGCCTTCCTCTGCATTAATTGTAAAGTCTGAATTAGGAACATTTATGCTTCCAGTACGAGCAATTCTTTCTACTTTGCCACGAGCGGTGCCGCCAGATGAGTTCCATGACACAAAATCTCCAACTCTTAAAGACTCTGCCTTTAATAGATATCCGTCAACAATCTTTCCAATTTCTTGATTCTTATTGACATCATTTGATTCTACCCATCCAATTTCATGCATTGTTCCTCTACATGAAGGACAATCATATTTTTCGGCATCATCAGAAATTGCAATCTTGTCTGTTTCACACCAGTAAACATTTTCTGTAGAAACTTCAGTTGCTATGCCAGAAGTAACAAGTTGATCATCTACCTTTTGAATAGAAAAAATATTAGCAAACTGATTGGCAGGAGAATCCACTAAAGATAGTTCCATAAGTTCATATTCTTTTACCACTCTGACAGAACCTTTCTCTGGCTCCATGTCATCCATTTTTGTTTCATAATCAACAATTCTGCCGCCGATTGAAAAACCTGTGAGTGTTCCGTCAAGAACCATCTGCCAAATATTCTCTGCGCCTTTTGATATATAGGCGTCAACAAAAATACCACTATAAGTATTTCCAGATTCTTTGTCGTAGAAAGAATTTTCTCTAAAAGACATTACTTTACCAGCAGGAATTGGCTGGTGCATTAGACGAACATTGCCTCGAAAATTTTCAAACGCTTTTCTTGAAGCATCTGTCAGTAGAACGTCGCCCTGACGATCAACATTGTCCAGGGTGGCAAATCCGCTTACGATTCTACGCTCTTCATCGACCTTTGCGATGGGCATAGTAAGACGCAGACTGTCTCCATCAACATCGAAATGCGCCTTATTAATTTCAATCATAGCATTCTCATTATAATACATTACTGCTTATTAATTCTGTTGTCTTCCTGCACCTTGCTCCTGCCGTCCCG